CCATGGATACTTGTGAAAAGAGAATGGTTAAAAACATCATATTGTATTACATCTTCATTGTGCACAGACATCGCACAAAATCCTCATAAACATTATGTTTTTATCATTAAAGACCAGACTACTCTAACTCTTAGTAGCTACGCACAGACGTTCGATTCTTATTGTTTAGTGTGTTATGACACTCTTTACCAACTTTTAAATGCAGCCGCATATCTTGAAGTTAGTTACTCATATAATTTGAGTTACAATCCACTCTATTATTCAGACGATGTATATGAAATACCTAACAACTTACCATCTTGTGATATGTTGTCTGCTATACCTACCGGTTTAAACGCATTTATGTGCAACTATTCTTATTTTAGAGGTTATTCGAACGATCTTTACATACCACAATATCATGTTGATTATGCACCATCCGCAGCAGCTACCACTGGTTTTGTCACTTTTATTTTTAATAGTCTTCTAAATCTTCTTGCAGACTTTTTAACGATTGTTATTGATTTTCTACTCGGACTTATTCGTACCTACGGAACCTACTTAGTCCAGAACGTAATACCTAAATTCCAATCTGTCTTTGTACCTTATATAAATGACAGTTTTATACCCGCTTTGCAGTATTTAGCCTTTAAAACACAAATATTTGAAACACTGTTTTTATTTTCTTATTATTTTTACAAAACACGTAAATATCTCTTATCCTTTATAATACTAATATTCACACAAATATTATTTTATTTAATCAAGAATAAATTTTCAAATCTTTTATCTTTTCTCCTTGAGTTGTTTATAGTTTAGTTGTTTTTCATTTCCATATTCTCGTTCAACAATGTCTACCGCTGTGAAACAAACTACACCTGCCAAGAAATTGGCCAAAATTCAAAAAGTTGTGAAACAACAATTTACAGCTGCCAAACCTAAAATCAAATTAGCTAAGGAAATAGATCTTAACGATGCTGTCGGTAACATCACCACCACTACTAAAGCTATGTTTGGTAGTTTTGCACCAATCCTTTACACAGTCATTGTTGTATTATTGTATTTGGATTTTACTTCTAATCCGTCGTCTAACACCACTATTATAAGTAGTATTATGACTTATCTTGGTAAATTCCAAGTATTTAGAACTTTTGTATCTTATTTCTCTTTACATAGTACCAAATTGTTTGGTATTTTATCCATCGGATTTATCTTGGTCTCCAGCCTCAATAAGAGTAATTCGTTACTCTGGACCGCTATAATATCAGCTGTTGTGATATTACTTAAAGACATGCCTTTCATCACGTACGTAATATCCTCGTGGTCTGTTTCTTACTATTTACATACTGGTAAGAAACA